AACAGCGAGTGCTGGCTCTGGAAGCAAGGGCTGCTGACACATGCTCGCCGGCGCGTCTCGGCCTACGCCCGCGACGGAATCAGCAAGATTCTAAACGAGAGCCAAGGATCTCACGCGGACGACGATTTTGACCGGCTTTGGCATGAGGGGACGGCGCAGATCTGGTCTGTCCAGTGTTTCGGCTGCCAGCGCTTTGTGCCGCTCGAGTTTTTCGGCCGCGCCGCGGACGAGCCGGCAAAGCGCGCCTGCGTGATCTGGGACGAAGGCGCACGAAAGGAAAACGGCATGTGGGACGAGCAGCTTGTGCGCAACTCGACGCGCTGGCTTTGCCCCCACTGCGGTCACGAACACGCGAACAGCGCCGCCACCAGGGCACGCTGGAACAGCACCGGACGCTACGCCGCGCCGCGACCAGACCGCGACGGCAAGCACCGATCCTTTAACTGGAACGCGATTTTGGCCGAGGACATGGGCCAGCTGGCGGTTGAGTTCCTGCAGGCGGGCGAGTTCAAAAAACGCGGCCAGATCAACCCGCTGCGCGATTTCTACATGCAGCGGCTGGCGTTGCCGTGGCGCAACGAAGAGGCCCAGCTAAACCGCACGACGGTCGAGCTCCGCGGAACATACACGCTCGCTGACATCCACGCCCGAGGTCGCGAGAAGATCGAAAACGAAGCGCGCCGCATGATGACAATAGATCGCCAGCGCGACCACTTCTGGGCCGTGGTGCGTGCATGGAAAAGCGACGGCGGCTCACAGATGCTTTGGCGCGGCAAACTCAGCACGACCGAGCAAGCCGAGGGAATCCGGCAGCATTTCGGCGTCGAGCAGCAGCTCTGTTTCGAGGACGCGCAGTTCAGCACGGCGCAAGTTTACGAGGACTGCATCCGCTACGGTTGGACCGCGCTCCACGGCAGCGGAGATGATTCATTCGTGCACATCCGGCCAAACGGCCAGAAAGTGCAGAAATTCCATTCCAGCATCAAACAGACCCAAGTGCCCGGCGGTTATGCGCGTTACATGTTTTGGGCATCGGATCCGGTTAAGGACGTGCTCGCGGCACTGGTCGCCGGCAACTCGCACCCGTGGGAATGCGGCGCCGATCACGGCGAAGAATACGCACGCCATCTCCGCGGCGAGGTTAAGCGCGAGCGAGTCAGCAAGAGCACGGGCCGCAGCGAGTGGCGCTGGACGAAGACCGGACCGAATCACATGTGGGACTGCGAGGCCATGCAGGTGGCCGTGGCTCTCGCGCTGCAGTTGCTACCATCTCCCGAAAAGAGCGAAACAACTACAAGCACTGAAAAATAAGACGCCATGAAAGTTCTGTTCTCCAATCCACCCTGGTGGGATGTCGACCTGAAGACACAGCAGCTGTTAATCGGAGTGCGCGCCGGATCGCGCTGGCCGTTCACCAGGTATTCCGTGCATGCTCCGGGCGAGTTCAGACACGGTGGCTATCTGCCGTTCCCGTTCTTCTTAGGAAGCGCAGCGGCTCGGACGAAGGCGACACTGCCGGACGCGACGATTGAGATGCGCGACTCAATCGCCCGCGGCGAAAGCTACCAGCAGTTCTTCGACGCGGTGCTTGCCGATCCACCCGATTGGGTCGTGCTCGAGACGGCGACCGCCGCGTGGGTCCACGACGAGAAGGTGATCGATTGGTTCGCGGCGATGACAAAGGCCCAGATTATCCTTTGCGGTCCGCTCGACATTTCCAAGGCCGACGAGATTCTCGGACGGCATCGGAACATCGCGGCGATCGTTCAAGGCGAGTACGACAAGCAAGTGCTGCGCGTGATCCGCGGCCAGCGTGGCGTTATCGCGCACGATCTGCTGACTGTTGGCGAGATGGATAATCTGCCGTATCCGATCCACGACGAAGTGGCGGTGGGCAATTATTGGGACGCATGCCCGAAAGGCCAAACCGCGCCGCAGCTGCAGTTGATCACGAGCCGCGGGTGCCCTTACAAATGCATTTTCTGCGTCTGGCCGGCAGTGATGACCGGCAACGATCCAGACGGCACCAGGGCGCGCACCGTGCGTTGCCATTCCCCCGAGTGGGTCCGAGGCGCCATCAAAACGCAGATCGACGATGCATGGGCGAAGGGTGTGCGCTACAAGAGCATTTATTTGGACGACGACACATTCAACCTTACCGAGAAGCACACCCGGCAGATCTCGCAGGTGATGAAGGAATTTGGGCTTCCCTGGTTCGCGATGTGCCGTGCCGATACGGTGAAAGAGGAGACCTGGAAGCTCATGCTCGAATGCGGATGCAAGGGGGTTAAGCTCGGATTCGAGAGCGGATCCCAAACCGTGATCGATAAGATCATCAACAAGCGGCTCAACTTGGCGAAGGCTGCAGACACCGCGAGGATGCTGCGCAACATGGGCATGAGCGTCCACGGCACGTTTACGGTTGGACTCCCGGGCGAAACCAAGCAGCAGCAGCAGGAGACGCTCGATTACATCAAGATGCTTTACGAAACCGGCGGTCTGGATACGCACCAACTGAGCGGCACCGCTGAGATTGAAGGCACACCGCTGCACACCCTCAAGGTGACGGGATCTCTCGAAAAATACGCTTCCGCGAAAATCGACGATGCCTACGTTGCCAACCCAGACGGCGCCGCGAAGCTGCGCGAGATGAAGCTATGACCGCACTTCAAAAGCTATTTGAGGAACGCGCCGCATTCCACGGGCACAAGGACATGCTGCCGCACATGCACCAGCTGCGCCAGCTCGCGGCTGGCTGCAGGACGGCAACGGAATTTGGGGTGCGCACCGGGCAAAGCACGATTGCGCTGGCCGCAGGTCTGGAGGCCGGCGGCGGCGGCGAACTGGTATCATACGATATCAGCGAGCCATTGTTTGACTTCCCAGAGGCACCGACCGTGACGTGGAAGTGGCACCGGGCCGATACGTCAAAAATGGATCTGATCGAGCAGACGGATCTGCTCTTCATCGATACGCTGCACAACGCCGCGCAAGTTGAAGCCGAGCTCAAACACGCCGTCATGGTGCGCCGCTACATCGCGATGCACGACGTTTACAAATTCGCTCAGGACGGGGAGAGCGGCGAAGGCATCATCAAGGCAATTCTCGAGTTCCTCGCAGATTGCCCAGAGTGGGGCGTGCTCCAATATTACCACTCAAACTGGGGTCTGCTGATCCTAAACCGCATTGCCTAATCTATGGGATCCGTAATCATCATTGCCGGCCACATGCGCACATGGAAAACGTGCGCGCACACGTTCAACTGGCACGTCGCTAGGCACCTGCCCAAGCCGCTGCACTTTTACATCTCGACGGTGCAGGACGAAGACGCCGACGACTGGAAGATCACGCAGCAGCTGTTCCGGCCGAAAACGCTGATCAGCAAGGTCGAGCCGAGCCAACCGGATCTGCCAGAACCAACCGAGCCGGTGCGGTTCGAACCATACGCTCGCAGCGTGCCGATGCAGGCAGTTCTGCGCCAGCTCTGGCAGCTCGAGCAGGGCTGGAAGCTCTACACCGACCACCCGGTGAGCGACGTGGATCTGTTCGTTCGTCTGCGGCCGGATCTGTTCTTTCACTCATTCGACCAGACGTACACGCCTATCATCAACGAAGCTCTGACGCCTTGGTGGGGCCGATTCGGCGGCATTAACGACCGCTTCGCGATTATGGGAGGACTCGCCGCGGCCGAATACTTCCAAACTTTTAGCAAGCTCGAGCAACTGCGCGAGGCCGGCTGCCCGATCCACCCGGAAAGCCTGGTCAAGGGCTCGCTGCGTCAAGCGTACTGCATCGTGCGCGATAACCTGCGGGTCGAGTTTTCCACGCTGCGCAAGACTGGCGAGATGCGGCCGCCCGAAATCTCGGCAATAGACATCGCTCACGCCGGGCTACGTTGACGCGCCGGCCGTTTTCAGATGAAAATCCTCGTCTCCATTCTGCTGCGTCAAGCGAGGCGGAACAACGCGGCCAATCCGCGAAAGTGGCTGGAAGACCTCCAGGCCAGCAAGTGGACCGACATGAGCGCGCAGAACGGCCAGATCGTTGGGACTGCGCTAAACGGAAAATCCATCACGGTGCAGGCTCTCCCGGGCACCACGATCGCCGACCTGATCATGGCGAGCGAACTAGCCATCCAGACGATTGACGCAGGGTTTACTGCGCCAGTGTCACAGACAGCCGCTTTCCTTCGCTGACCATGCCGACGCCATTACCGCAACGATTCCGCGCAGCGCTAGGTGCTCTATTCGACGCCACTAACCGCAAGGAAATCGTGCGGCGACCGCTCGAGGTTCGCACTATCGGCAGCATCTCGAGTGAGGTAAATTCCACCGACCGGGCGCAGCTCCTGAGCGATTCCCGCAAACTATACGCCAATCTGGGGCCGGCCAAGGGCGCAATCGACGCGAAAGCCATGTATGCCGTCGGCCGTTCCTGGCTGCCGAAATTTGAGGGCGCCGATCAAGCCTGGGGCGAAACCGCACGCGAATGGCTGCTTAATGAATGGTATCCGATCGCCGACATCAGCGGGCGCGATTTCCAGACCAGCCTTTTTCTGGCATCGGTCGCCGTGGACCGCGACGGCGACGTGGGCGCGATCCTGACCGAGTACGAGACCCAATTTCCAGCGATCCAGCTGATCCCCAGCGAAGGTATCCACAATCCGAGCAGCGACAAGCTCGACCGTGACGGATTCCTGCTGAGTGGACCGTACCAAGGGCTGCGCGTCATCGATGGCGTCGTGATCAACCCGCAAGGACGGCCGGTCGCGTTCTACGTTGAGGAGGAGGCGCAGGCGCCCGGTAGCGAAGAGGAGATGCCCGAGGTTCGCGAGTACGTCACCGCTCGCGACATGATGCTGCTGGCCGAGCCGGCGTGGATAAACCAGTTCCGCGGCCTCCCGGGCTTCGCGCATGCCATCCTGGATCTCAAGGATCTGCGCACGGTCCAGGGGTATGAGAAGATGGCATCTGCGCTGGCGTCCAGCATCGGCCTGATCGAGTACAACGAGAGCGGGCTGGCAGATACCAGCGATCCAGCGGTGGCGCTTTCCGGCGCTCCCTACGTAGGCCAGGATGTCGCCGCCAAGGAGTTTTTCGGCGGCATGGTTCGCCACTTCAAGGCCGGCAGCGGCTCAAAGCTCGAGGCATTTAAGAACGACCGGCCGGGCGATGCTTGGCAAAAGTTCATGGACCGGCTGCTGCGTAACGCGATGGCGGGCATCAACTGGCCGTTCGAGCTCGCGTGGGATATCTCGGCACTTGGTGGCGCTAACACGCGCTTCGTGATCTCGACCGCAATGCGCAGCGTCGAGGATCGCCAGGATCTTCTAAAGCCGTTCGCTCGCCGAGCGGTCGGCTACGCGGTCGCGAAGGCGATGAAGAATGGCCGGCTGCCGGCGAATCCTGACTGGTGGAAATGGTCGTTCACCATGCCGCCGCGGCTTACGGTCGATTTCGGCCGCGATGCCGCCGCCCAGCGCGAGGACTATTTATCCGGAATCATCAATCTCAGCGACATCTGCGCCGAGCGTGGCATTGATCTCAAGAGCCACATCGCTGGCCGCGCCGCTGAAAACCAAGCACTCGAGGAGGCCGGGCTGCCGGTTCCAGGGCTCCGCGGCGATCTGTCGCCAACTGCTAACGAGCCGATCCCGGTGCCGGTTCAGATTCCAAGCGACGCCGCCGCACTCTCCCAGGCTGCGCTGCAGGTGGACACGGCGCCTACTGAGGCGATGCGCGAAGAGGCCGAACGCGGCTTGCGCTGGCGCGAAGAGTTCAACCGCGGCGGCACTGCCGTCGGCGTGGCACGCGCCAGGGACATCTCTAACGGGCGGTCACTATCCAACGAGACAATTTTCCGCATGAAATCCTTTTTCCGCCGGCATGAGGTGGATAAGCAGGGCGAAGGGTTTAACCCGGGGGAGCCGGGCTATCCATCTGCCGGCCGGATCGCATGGGCGCTCTGGGGCGGCGACGCCGGCTATGCGTGGGCCGAGCGCAAGGTGCTCGAGATCGAGCGCGAAAGTTGACGAATCCAAAACCAATTATGAGCCATCGCGTTTGCCTTCAGGAGTTTTCCGCTGACGCCAGCGGCTTCGCCAACGTCTCGCTGATAACGGGCGGCATCGAGGCTGCCGGGCACGGGCTTTACATCGATGATAAGAGCATCGACGACGCGATGCGGCTGCTGCTCGGCAAAAGCCTGCGCGCCTACCTGAAGCACGACGGCGCAGGATCCGATCGGCTCGGCCAGGAGATCGGCTTTTTCAGCGGCATTTATCGCGAGGGAAACAAGATCAAGGCCAAATCGTTTGAATTCCTCAAGAGCTTCAAGCGCGAGGCCGGCGGCACTTATGAAAAGCTGGTAGAGCTCGCGCAAAAGGTGCCCGATCAATTTGGGGTCTCGCTGGTGCTCGAGTATCGGCCAGTTTGGGTTCTGGCCGACGGCAGCGAGATCCCAGCCGCTCTCGGCGACTCCGCGCCGAGCGGCGTCCTCCGCTCCTCGCCCAGCATGCGAATCGCCAACGTGATGTCGGCCGATCTCGTCCAGCGCCCGGCCGCAAACCCCAATGGGCTGCTTTCAGCCGTTGACGCGCCGCAATCTTTGCAAGCCAACATGACCACTGAAACTAAGCCCGAGACCACCCCGGCGCCTGATGCCGCCGCTCTCGCTGCCAAGGATTCCCAAATCGCCACCTTCAAGGCCGAGGCCGAGAAGCAAGTTGCCGAGCTCTCCAAGCTCACCGACACCCACAAGGCCGCTCTGGCCGAAAAAGACGGCCTGATTGCCACGCTGACCGCCGACAAGGCAAAGGCCGAGGCTGCCGTTGCCGAGCTCTCCAAGGAGCGCGACGAGCTCAAGGCTAAGGTCGAGGATCTCGCCGCCTATGACGCTCGCCAGCTCGGCGTGGCGCCGGTCAAGGTCGCGCACGCGCAGCTCGCTCGCAAGAGCGCGAGCTACAAGACGCCCGAGGAAATGCTGACCGCCTATGAGGCCATGCCCGAGGGCTCCGAGAAGCGTGCGTTCCGCAAGCTCAACCGCGAGGCTCTCTTCGCTGCTTTTTCCGTCCGTAAATAATAACCAATAAACCTACACTCTCATGGCTAATTCCCTGAGCTCCTCCCTCGTCCTCGACACCCTTGCCGAGGCTACGCTGACCACGCTGGGCAACCGCCTGGCTCCCCTCCGCGCCTTCAGCACGGACTTCACGACCGACATGATGAACCAGAACGCCTTCGTTCAGGTTCGCAAGGCCAACGCGGCCGGCGCGGTCCAGACCAACCCGACGAACTTTGAGACTGGCGACACCAACGTCACGAACGTTGCCGTCCAGGTTAAGCACTACTCGAAGAGCTACAACCTTTCGAGTCAGGAGCTTAACCAAGGGTTCCGGCTCGAGCAGCTCGCGCAGATCAATGCTCAGGTCTTGGCTAACAAGATCATCGACATTGCGCTGGCTCCGATCACTGCGACGAACTTCGCGAACAACGTTACCGTTGCGCAGGCTTCGTTCTCTGCCACCAACGCCAAAACCCTTTGGGGCTTCGTTGCGAAGAGCTCGCTGCGTCACCTGATCCTCGATGGCACTGCCTTCGCGCAGTTGCTGCCGACGAGCGGCGAGAACTTCCAGATCGCTCCTGGTGGCTCCTCGAGCTATCGCCCGGGCGCCTACGGTTTCGACGGCATCATCCTCAACACCCGTTGGGATGGCGCCGGCACGAACATCTACGGTTTCGCGGTCGGACCCGAGGCCGTTGCGGTCGCCGGTGGTCTGCCGATGGTCGATCCGGGCGTGGCTTCGCTGCTCGCCGGCTCCCGTACCATCACGCTGCCGGATCTCGGCATCAGCGTCCAGCTCAACACCTGGGGCTCGCTCTCCAGCCGTTCGGCTTGGGCTTCGCTCGATGTCATGTTCGGTGCGGCTCTCGGTGACAACACCGCCGGCGCGCACGTCAAGACTGCCTAATAAACTCCCGGCCACTGCTCGCGGCCGGTTTATCGTGTGCTACCCAGCTCCTCGCAAGGGGGGCTGGGTCAGCCACATAAGGGCGAGCACCACACGATTCCTATGAGCAACCAAACAGCAGACGCGCCGGCTGCGGCCGGCAACGCATTAACAGACCACGCTGCGCAGGTCGCAGCGGTCTCAAGCGCCACTGAGCCGGCGCCTATGGTATTCGACGAGTCCGATCGGATCGTGATCGGCACGCCATGCTACGGCGGCAACGTCAAAATGGGGTTTATGACCTCATACAACGAGACGCTGCTGCACATCCGCATCCGCGTGCGAAACGAGGACGGCGAAGTTGAGCTGCAGCCGCTGGTGGCTGAGTCGATGTTCCTGGATAAGGAAAGCCACATTGACCGCGCCCGAAACAAGATCGCGGCCAAGTTCCTTGCGACCAGATACAACTGGCTGCTCTACATCGACGCCGATATCGTTTTCCCGGGCACCGCGGTGGCGAGGCTCTGGCAGCATGGCATGGTGGGCCACAAGATCGTTACGGCACCTTACGCGCTAAAGGGCGTCGTGCCTCAGTTCGCGATCAATGGGCTCGCCGGGGCCAAGATCGACGAACGCGGGCTGGTCGAAGTAGTGCACGCGGGCACCGGCTTCATGCTGATCCATCGCAGCGTGTTTGACGCGATCCGCGAGGCCGGCCTGGCACCTGAGTACAACCTAGGCAGCAACGACCCCGACGTGCATACGCTCAAAACATCGCGTGCCTACTTCAAGTCCGGCGTCCGCGAGGTTCAGCCTGGCAACCCGATCTGGCTCTCCGAGGATTACATGATCTGCCATGAATGGCGCAGCCTGGGCGGCAAGATCCACACCGACACCAAGGTGGCACTGAGCCACATAGGCGATCTTACCTATCCGGCGAATCCCAAGGAAATCTTCGCCGCCGTGGCCGAGCTCCGCCGCATCAAGCATCACGATTGCCCAGCCACGCTGGTTTAGGATGAGTGCTTTCAACGATCTGAACACGCGGGCCGCGGAATTCGCCGAGGACACGATGGGCGAGGCGTTTTCCTACACGTCTCTGGCCGGCGTTACCACGGCCGGGCTGATCGGCGTGTTCAACCAGGTCGAAAGCACTTACCTATTCGAAGATCACTCGCAGCGCAGGACCGTCGAGCTGGACTGCTGCACCAGCAAAACGCAATGGGGCGCGACGGTTCCTGCCAATCGGGCCACGATCACTTACGGCGGTGTGGGCTACGTCATTGACAAGATCGACGCGACCGACACCGCGGGGGATCCCTGGTACACGCTGCGCCTAAAGCGGCTGTCGTGATCTCATTCAACTACCAGGAGAATCTCGACAAGGAGCTGGCATTCCGGCTCATGCGGATTCAAGACCTGGCCCGCGAGGGCTTGGTGGATCCTGGAATGGGCACGTTGAGCGTGCAGGCGAAGCTGCTGCTGGAGCATGTAATGCGGATAACGCCGCCCAAGACGATCAAGCAGGGCAAGGATCGGGTGCGAATCGATCTCGAGCGCATATTCAGGCCGCTGGATCCAAACAAGTTCCGCAGCGAGAGCATCCGCAAACTCATCCGCGTCGGGGATCCAGTCGCTTGGGAGAACTTTTCCAGCAAGCAGCGCGAGGGTGAGCTGGCGCAGACGCAGGCAATCATTCCCAACGAGCGACTGCACCGCGCTAACCGAGACAAGCGCGGCCGGGCTTACCGCAACCCGCGGCCAAGGATGGTGACGCTCAAACCCGAGCAGGTCGTGCTTAAACAGATGATCCTAGCATCGCAGGCCAACGTTGGGCACGCAAAGGCCGGCTGGGTGCGTGCGTACACGGAACTAGGCGGAGATCGGGCGCCCGAGTGGGTTAAAAGGCATTTCCCCGGCAAGGGTGTCTTCCAGGATGGCCGCAAAGCCGATAACCCATTTATCGCCGCATACAATCAGACCGGCTGGGGGAAAAAGAGCGACGAAGCGCAACGCATCATGAATGCCGCGATCAAGGGCCGCACCAACGCCATGCGCAGTTACTTCGACACGATTGGCAAGATGATCGCCGAGGGGAAGCTAACTCCATTCCAGGCGCAGCAGGCAGCGATTGCCGAGCAGTTCTTTTAATATGCCAGCCAGCACCATCGCAGCGCTGCTCGATTACGAGACCAACATTGAAGACGCGCTAAAAACGCACTTCCAGAACACGCTGCCGACAACCCAGATTTTGACGCCGCGGGTGCTGATCGGGACCGCGCCGATCTTGACCACGCCGCGCATCACCCTGGTCGTAGGCGTTACGGGCACGAATCCTAACCAGACCGGCACACGGGCTAACACCACACAGGATTACGACTCGCACAAGCTGGGCACCGTCCAGGCCATCGGCACCACCCGGCGCGACGGCACTGGGCAATCTCTGGGCACGCTGCGCGGATCTATTCGCCAGGCGATGCTGCAGGCCACGGCGGCGCTGAACGTGAACACCCTGCCCTATTACCAAGTGATCACGCTGCGTGAGGGATCGTGCGTCTCACTGAGCGACGCCGAAAACGACGAGATCAGCACGCAGGTCACCTACAATCTCGAGTTCTACATCAAGCCGGACCAGTGGCCGGCAAGTTGACGTTAACCGCAAAAGCTAGACTACCATGCCCTACCAAGACGGCACATTTCCGAGTGGCTCGCCCACCATCACGATTAACAGCGTCGCCTACAAGGCGAACAGCTTTTCAGTCACCAAGCCGGCGAACACCGTGAACATCACGGACCAGAACGGCGATCCTTCCGGTGCGATCTCTTTCAAGCAGCCGCGCAACGGCACGGCCGAGGTTCAGTTTGCTGCCAGCACGACCGTTGAGCCGACGACCGCTGCTCAGAATTCGACCACTGGTGTCTTCGTGGCGACGATCGACAATGCGAACGTGAACTGCTTTATCACGTCGGTCTCGATCTCCAAGCCGAAAGACGCTCCTTGGACGGCGACGCTGAACTGGCAAGAGAAGATTAACTGAGGACCGGCACACGCCGGCTTGGCGTAGTGTCACACGTCCTACAGTTTAGAGAGATTCCCGGCTTCGCGGATGCTTTGCGCCGCGAGGCCGTCGTGCGTCGCGAGGCATGGGCGCACACCCACACGGAGATCGCTGGCATCCGCGTCCGCGTCCTAACGATGCGTGACGTGATCATCCTCGAGGAGCTGCAAAACGGATTTTTCGCTCCCTGGCGCTTCGACACGAACGAGGAGTTCCTGAGCCACTGCGCGCAGCTCGTCTGGTGGATGTCTGATCTGCCGAAACCGCCGCTATACTCTCGCAGCGTCTTCCACCCTTGGATCGCCGGGCGCCAGCAGGCTCTAATCCGCTACCTAGCGACCAGGCCCAAGCAGCTCGCTGACGACACCAATCGCTACCTGCGCGATGCGTTCATGGACGCGCCCAAGGGCGGAGAGACGCAGGGCCAAGCCGTCGCCGGCATGCCCGCCTATCTCGCCGACACTCTGGCCGCTGGTGGCTTCCAGGTGACGACCGACGAGATGCTGGACATGCCGATTGCTCGCCTTTGGCAGCTTATCCGACTCGCGAGCCGCAGGGTTTACGGGACGCACTTAACGAATGACAGCGACAAAATCGCCTGCGACTTCCTCGCCGGCATGACCGGGAGAAATTAACCGTGGCCGAATTTGGCGTTGGATTCCGTTTTTTTGCGAAGACCGACGAGCTCGCCGCCGGTCTGCGACAGGCTGGCGAAGAGGGCAAGCAGCTCAAAAAGACCCTAGGCGACACGTTCGGCGAATCATCTGTCTGGAAGAATCTAACCGCGGTCGGCATCGGCACGACGCTGATCCGCGGATTCATGCTGGCGACCGAGAACGCGCAAAAGCTCCGCGAGGAATCAGAGCGACTCGGCCGGCCGCTCGACTACGCCACCGCATCTGTAGCCAGGCTCGGCGATGCCTTCGACCAGCTTAAGCAGTTTGGCGCCGATTCCGCGACGTTTATCCTATCGGGGTATACGCTGATCGGCGACGAGATCGGCAAGGTCATTAACCGCGTCCGCGGCATCACCGAGGCCCAAGAAGTATTCGCCGAGCGCGCCGCCAAGGCCGCCGAGGAGGCCGAGAAGCG